TGAAGTTTCACCTAAAGTAGAAGAAAAAGCAAAGGATCAGTCAGAGGTAGAAAAGAGAGCTACCCTTGCACAAAACAGAATTAACAAAGCTGTAGCACAAGCCAAAGAGTTTCAAAGAAGGGAGCTCATGGCTATTCAATATGCTAAAGATCTTAAAGATCAAAATGAAAAACTAAGACAGTCTCAAAAAACTTTTCAATCTAGTTACGGTGATGAGTTTGGTAATAGAGTTGAATCTCAACTTAGCTTATCAAAACAAGCATTAAGACAAGCAACTGAAGCTGGAGATTCTGAAGCTATAGCAACAGCAACAGAAGCTTTAAGCATGGCAACAGCTGATAAAGCTAGACATCAGCAGTATTTAATACAGCAAAAACAATACGATGCTCAAGAGCAAGCTTATATAGAACAGGCTCAACAACAACAGTTTTATCAACAAGCTCAACCTATTCAAGAAGAATATAATGAACCATCAGACAAAGCTCGAACATGGGCAAATAAGAATACTTGGTTTGGAAAAGATCAAGTTGCAACAAGTGTTGCCTTTGCAGTTCACAAACAATTAGAGAATGAAGGCTTTGACACAGAGAGTGATGAGTATTATAGTGAAATAGATAAGCGAGTGCGACAAGAGTTGCCTCAAAGATTTAACGTGGAAGCAGACAAGAAACCCGTCCAAACTGTCGCTTCAGCTACACGCAACACATCGACTGGACGCAAACAAAATCGTATCGAGTTGACACCGAGCGAACAGCAACTAGCTAAGAAGCTTGGAGTGTCATTTAAAGATTACGCAAAACAAAAAGCGAGGTTACAAAAATCATGAGCAAAGAAATAGATAATAAAACTGAAGATAACAGAGCTACTAGAAACTCTGATACTAGAGAGACAAAAGCCAGACCTAAAGTTTGGAAGATGCCTTCAGCGTTAGAACTACCAGACGAAGCTATTAAAGTAGCTGAATCACAAGGTATTACTTATCGTTGGATCAGAGAATCTGTACTGGGCCAAGATGACAAAACGAATGTCTCAAAAAGATTTCGTGAAGGATTTGAGGTTGTTAGACCAGATGAATTACCTGGATTTCATGATTTACCTACAGTCGATGATGGTCGTCATGCAGGAGTAATTGGAGTTGGTGGGTTGATACTGTGCAAAATAGATAAAGAAATCGCAGATCAAAGAAATGAATTTTTTGAACAACAAACCAATAATCAAATGTCTGCTGTAGAAAATGACCTGATGCGTGAAGAGAATCCAGCGATGCCAATCTCAAGAGAGGTTAAATCAAAGGTGACTTTTGGTGGAGGAAACAGAGGATAACTCTGTAACTCTATATATAAATTTAATTATAGGAAACATAAAAAATGGCAAATTTAGATGCTTCATTTGGAATGAAACCCGTAAGAATGATGGGTGGTTCACCTTACTCGGGTGGACAAAGCCGTTATAGAATCGCTGCTAACTATGGAACCAGTATCTTCCAAGGAGATATGGTAATGCAGGTAACTGGAGGTACTGTAGAAATACATGCTGATGGTGGAACTGTACCGATTGTTGGCGTATTCAATGGCTGTACTTACACTGATCCTACTTCGGGTGAACAAGTATTTAGTAATTATTACCCTGCAAGCACAAATGCTTCAGACATAATTGCTTTCATAGTCGATGATCCCAACGTGGTCTTCGAGATTCAAGCAGACGACACTTTCCCAGTGGCTGATCTGTTTGGTAACTTTGACATCGTTTACACAAACTCAGGTAGTACCTTAAGTGGTATTTCAGGAGCAGAGTTAGATGTCACAACAGGTGCTACAACAGCAGGTTTACCGATCAAAGCGATTGATATTTCAGAAGATCCTGAAAATTCAGACGTTGCTTCGGCAAACACTAATGTTTTAGTTGTTATTCAAAATCATATCTGCGGCCAAAAAGGTGCAGGTCTAGCTTAATAAGGAGTATAACTAATGGCAATTTCAAGAGCACAATTAGCTAAAGAATTGGAGCCTGGTTTAAATGCCTTATTTGGCATGGAATACAACAGGTACGAACAACAACATGCAGAGATATTTGAGACAGAATCCTCAGATAGAGCATTTGAAGAAGAAACCATGATCGTTGGTTTCGGTAACGCTAAAGTAAAAACAGAAGGGCAAGGAGTCGAATTTGACAGTGCTACTGAAGGTTTTACTGCTAGGTATTCACATGAAACCATAGCGTTAGCATTTGCACTAACTGAAGAGGCTATCGAAGATAACCTGTATGACAGATTGGGAGCTCGATACACAAAAGCTCTAGCAAGATCCATGGCACATACAAAGCAAGTGAAAGCTGCTTCTGTGCTTAACAACGCATTCTCATCAAGCTTTACTGGAGGAGATGGCAAGGCACTTGTTGCTACTGATCACCCACTAACAGGTGGCGGTACATTAAGTAATAGACCTAGCACTTATTCAGACTTGAACGAGACTTCATTAGAAGATGCAATTATTCCAGTTTCAACTTTCGTTGATGACAGAAATATGGTAATTGCTTTACAAGGTAAAAAATTAGTAATACCACCACAACTACAATTTGTGGCTGATAGACTTTTAAATACACCAGGTAGAGTAGGAACATCTGACAATGACATCAACTCTATTAAGAATATGGGCATGGTATCCGAAGGGTACACTGTTAATAACTTCTTAACAGATAACGATGCGTGGTTCTTGTTGACAGACTGTCCTGATGGATTTAAACACTTCGAGAGATCTCCTCTTTCAACTTCTATGGAAGGTGACTTTGATACTGGCAACGTCAGATTCAAAGCTAGAGAAAGATACTCATTTGGATTCTCAAATCCAAGAGCAGTGTTTGCATCTCAAGGTGCATAATCTTAACTGATTGTTTAAAGGGAGCTTCGGCTCCCTTTTTTTTTAGATCAAACTAATATACAATCGAAGGACTAGGATTTATTAACTTGTTCTACAGACTGACCTAGCAGACAAGCCAAGACAGTAGAACTTATTTTTCGGGAGAAAAATTATGGCAAAAAGCACTTTTTCAGGCCCAATAAAATCTTTAGCAGGATTTATTTCGGCAGGTAATGCAAACGTAGTTAGCTTAACGGCTGACACTACATTAACAGTAGACTCTCATGCAGGTAAAATTCTTACTTGTAACGATGCAGATGGTAAATTTACTTTACCTAGTATTGTTTCAACAGATCCTGGAGATAACACAGATCCAAATCAGTTAAATAATTTAGGAGCTTCTTTCTTCTTTGTTGTAGAAACCGCAGCTACAGATATGGACATTCTAACTGATGGAACAGATAAGTTTGTTGGTGGGGTATATACAGGCGTAGATGACAATACTGGTAAAACTTTTATTTCAGCTGCATCTAATGATGTTATTACTATGAATGGATCAACTAAAGGTGGATTAGTTGGTAGTATTGTAAAAGTAACTGCTATGGCTTCTGCTAAGTATGCTGTAGAAGGTATTATTTTAGGATCAGGAACTTTAGTAACACCATTTGCTGACGCATAAGGAGTAGATTATGGCAGATGCAGTAACTTCTCAAACCATACAAGATACCGATAGGAAAGCAATTATGCGGTTTACTAATGTCAGCGATGGCAGTGGTGAAGCTGCTGTTAAAAAAGTTGATGTTTCAGCTTTAAGTGCTAACTCCTCTGGTCAAGCTTGTACTTCTGTAAGTATTGCAAAAATTTGGTGGATGACTGTTGGCATGAGTGTTAAGTTGGAGTTTGATGCTTCAACAAATGTTTTACTTACACACATACCATCAGATGCTACTGGAGATGAGTATTATGATTCATTTACAGGCATACCAAATAATGCAGGATCAGGAGTAACTGGAGATATTGATTTTACTACTGTTGGTCATAGTAGTGGCGATTCCTACCATATCATTTTAGAGATGGTAAAAAACTATTAATGAATGGCTACAAGAGCAAAATCTAAACCAATACGAAGAACTACCAAAGGTAAATCAGCTAATTACCGCCCCACCAAAAGTGGGGCTGGTATGACTAAAAAAGGAGTCAAAGCTTATAGAGCTAAAAATCCTGGTAGTAAATTAAAAACAGCCGTAACAGGCAAAGTTAAAAAAGGTAGCAAAGCCGCAAAAAGACGCAAGTCTTATTGTGCAAGATCAGCAGGACAATTAAAGCGTAGCTCTGCTAAAACAAGAAATGATCCAAATTCAAGAATACGTCAAGCAAGACGAAGGTGGAAGTGCTAATGGCTAAAATATGTCCGAAAGGAAAAGCATGGGCTAAAAGAACATTTGATACATATCCCTCAGCTTATGCAAACATGGCTGCGTCTAAGTATTGTAAAGATCCAAACTATGCCAAAGGATCAAAAAAGAAACCAAAGAAAATGAAAGATGGCGGACTTGTAGGTGGAGGCAGACAGGCTAGACAAGACAGGCAAAGATTTTAATGGGCAAATTAAAAGAATGGGTTAATCAAGACTGGGTTCGTATAGGCACAGATGGATCTATTAAAGGTAAATGTGGTACAAGCGAAAATAAAAAAAATCCAGATCGTTGTTTACCAAGAGCAAAAGCACAAAGTTTAAGTAAATCAGAAAGAGCAAAAACTGCTAGAAAAAAGAAAGCAGCTGGAGCTAGAGGAAAAACTGTTGTTGCTAACACAAAGAAAGCTAAAGTATCTTTTAAGAATGGCGGAGAGGTTAGAAAGATTGCAAGAGGTTGTGGTAAAGTAATGAACAATAGAAGAAAAAAAACTAAATATTCATAGGAGTAAATTATGTTTAAAAAAACCAAAGGCTATGCTAATGGTGGTATGGTTAAAGGCACTAAGTATATGTCCAAAGGCGGATCAGCTTCTAAAGGTACTAAGTACATGTCTAAGGGCGGAGCAATGAAAGGCACTAAATATATGGCAAAAGGTGGAGCTATGAAGGGTACTAAGTACATGTCTAAAGGCGGAAAAGTATAATAAATTTTTTACAAAAACAAAGGAGAGAGTGTTTTGTCATATTTAATTTCAAACATCCCGCAGTTTAAATGCTGGGTGAGAAAAGAGTTTACAGCCAACCATAGTAATTATCACGGAGAGTATTTACATGCTCTTGTTATAGCTGTTAATACCATTCCAGATAGATCCTTATCGTTTCAAGTAGTCTTTACAGGTTGCGAAATAGATAACGAAGAAGATGCACCTAATGTTCATGGCGGTGCTATGTGGGCAAGAATGCCTATTCAAGCTTTAGTAGCAGATATACCATTAAAAGAATGGCCTTCTCCTATGGAAGATCATTTAGCTCAACCATGGGATTGTCTAAGCCATCATCATTCTGTTGTAGTTTTAGATAGGGTTAGTTCATCTCCTTGGATATGTAAAATAGGTGGAGAGTTTTATACAGGAAAATATTTATTTACAGTAGATTATACAGAAAATTCAATAGCTGATGATTCTGCTCAACATAAGCAATCACATGTGTTATATTTAACAGACGCTGGTGAGTATACTGGTAACTTTGTAGCTTTACCTAATAACAGAGTAAGAGCTACAAACCCTGCTTTATGGCGTGTTGGAGAAGGAGCACCAGACTTTATGCCTTCTCAATGGACGCATTCAGCAGAACAACATGAGAGTTATATGGATCCGAACATAACATTTAATAATTTATATGCTTCAGAGGAAGATTAAATGACAACATCAAGTAGTACAAACTTTGAGCCAGATGTAACTGAGTTTATAGAAGAAGCATTTGAAAGATGTGGATTAGAACTTCGTACTGGTTATGATCTAAAAACAGCAAAAAGATCTATTAATCTTATGTTAGCTGAATGGGCTAACCGTGGTCTTAATCAATGGACTATAGAACAGACAACTCAAACAGTTACTAAAGGCACTAACCAATATACTTTAAACTCTAATGTTATTGATATATTAGATTGCTCCATTAGAAGAGATACTGATGGAACTAACCTTGATTTACAAATGTCTAAGATCAGCAGAAGTGAATATCTAAATATTCCAACCAAGTCTACTGAAGCTAGACCTACTCAGTTCTTTCTTGATAAACAAGTAAGTCCTGTTTTAAATATATGGCCTACGCCAGAGAATAGTACAGATGTATTAGTCTTTAATAAACTAGTGAGAATGGATGATGCCGACACCGCCACAAATACAATGGATATGCCTTTTAGGTTTTTTCCTTGCTTCGCTGCTGGTCTTGCTTATTACATAGCTATTAAGAAAGCACCAGAAAGAGTTGTTATGTTAAAGCAAATGTATGAAGATGAATTTGAAAGAGCTCTATCTCAAGACGAAGATAGTGCTTCATTTAGAATTGCACCATACTTAAGACACGGATACTAAAATGGCTTACGCAGCTGGTAAATTTGCAAGAGCTCTTTGCGATAGATGTGGATTTGAATACAAGCTGTCACAACTAAGAGAAGAATGGAACGGTTTAAAAACATGTAGAGATTGTTTTGAACCTAAACATCCACAGCTTGAGCCATTACCACACGTATCAGATGCAGAAGCTTTATATAAACCTAGACCTAATAATGATGTAGAATTAGGAGATGGAGCTGTTTACACAAATGATGGTAATTCTAATTCTTCAATGACATCTGATCCTATAGGATCTAAGATATTAGGATATGAAATGACAGGTTCTCTTGGCGAGGTTACAATAACAGTATGACATTATCAGAGTTAAAAACATTAATTAAAAATTACGTACAAAACGAAGAGACTACTTTTGTAGCTACTCTTGACGATATGATCAAGAATACAGAAGAAAGATTATTTGAATTAATACAGTTTGATTTTTTTAGAAAAAATGTAACAGGTACTTTAACAACTGGAAATACATATTTAACAGCACCCACAGATTTTAATTTAAGTTTTTCACTAGCTGTTATAGACGCTAGTGGTGATTATCATTACTTAGAAAAAAAACATGCAAGCTTTATGAGAGAATATACTCCTGATCCTACAGACACATCATTAAGAGGATTGCCAAAATATTATGGAGATTTTGATAAAGAACTATCTACTGCTTCAAATAATGGATCTACATTAATTGTAGCACCAATACCAGATGCAGATTATTCAGTAGAGTTACATTACTTATACAAACCTAATAGTCTAGTGACTGATACAACAGGAACATGGTTATCACAAAATGCTAGAAACGCATTGTTATATGGATGTTTATATGAAGCATATACTTTTATGAAAGGCGATACTGATCTTTTAGCTTTATATGAAAATAGATTTCAACAAGAAACTGCAAGACTAAAAAACAAAGCGGAGGCTAGAGGAAGAAAAGACGAATATCGTTACGATTCTATTAGAAACGCCACCACTTAAGGAGAGAGAAGATGGAGAGAGTAGAAAATCTAAAAGGTAAAACTATAGCTATTGTCGGTCTTGGCAAGAGTTGGTTTGATTACTGTGTAGCAAAATCACATGGAGTTCACTTTGACGAAGTATGGGTGATAAACGCTGTTGCTTCTGTTATATACCATGATCGAGTATTTATGATGGATCCTGCAAGTAGATTCTTTGATACTGACAATGCAGGCAATCAAACACATGGAATGCTAGAGGTTTTAAAAAATCATAAAGGGCCTATATATACGTGCGAGTTAGATGATCGTGCACCAGGATTAGTAGAATACCCAATACACGAAGTTTTAAAGGATACTGATTGTTATTACTTAAACAACACAGTTGCATACGCAGTAGCTTTTGCTTTGTGGAATAAGGTAGGAACTATAAAAATGTTTGGCATTGATTTTACTTACAAAGGTAACTTACATTTTGCAGAATCTGGTAGAGCTTCTGTAGAGTTTTGGTTAGGCAAATGTATGAATGCTGGCATTCAAGTTGAAGTAGCATCTTCTAGTGGTTTATTAGATACTTGTGTTCCTCTTGATGAAAAGCTATATGGGTATCATAGATTAAAAGATCCTTTAGTTGTTTCAGTAGATCAAAATGGTTCTCTTTGTGCTACTAAAAAAAGCAATACAAATACAAATAAAGATGAACCTAAATATAAATTAGCAGATAGATATGACTCACATTTACAAGAACCAAAAGAATGGTAGTTAAAATTACACCCGATGGATTGCCACAATTAGGTATGGTAGAAATTGCTACAACCCAGTATGGTGGTCATCCACCAGAGTTCTGGGCAGAAAGGCTTGTTGAAAAAATAGTAAGTAACAGTGAAAGTCAAGATCCATATATACAAGAACAAGCTAGAGCCTATAGAGACATGATTTACAAGGTTTGTTTGATTTATATAAAAAATGCTTTAAAATCTTATAAAGCCACTTTGATACAAGATTTATCTAGTCAAGGTAGCGAAGATATAGCAAAAATAATTAAAGGTATTTAATATGGCAATAACATCAACATTGACAACCAGCTTTAAAAAGGAACTTTTAGAAGCTAAACATAATTTTTTAGCATCAGGAGGCAACTCTTTTAAACTAGCTCTATACACAAGTTCAGCTACTTTAGGTGCAGCAACAACTGCTTTTACTACAACTGGTCAAGCTACTGGAACTAACTATACATCTGGTGGAGCCGCATTAACTAATATAAATCCTACATCTAGTGGAACTACAGGCTTTACTGATTTTGCTGACTTAACTTTTGGTACTGCTACGATTACTGCAAGAGGTTGCATGATCTATAACGACACAAACGCTGACAGATCAGTAGCAACTATTGACTTTGGTGGAGATAAAACTTCTACCGCAGGTGATTTCACTATAGTTTTTCCAGCAGCAGCAGCAAGTACAGCTATTATAAGAATAGCTTAAGGTTAGCCGAGAATGGCTAATATAACTGGTTGGGGTAGAGGAGCTTGGGGTTCCAATACCTGGGGTGAACCCAATCCAGTTACCCTCACAGGAATAGCAGCAACAAGTGCTGTTGGTTCTTTAACTATTGTAGCGAAAGCTAATATAATTCCAGCAAGTCAAGTAGGTACTACAGCAGTAGGAACTCCTACTCTCGATTGTGAAGCCAATGTAAGTGCAACAGGTCAATCTGCAACTTCTGCACTAGGCACTCCTACAACCATAGCAAAAGCTAATATAAACGTAACTGGTCAATCTGGTACGAGTGCTGTAGGATCAATATCTATTGTTGCAAAAGCCAATATAGTTCCTAGCTCTCAAGTTGGGACAACTGCTATAGGAGGAGTTGGTGTTAATGGAGACGCAGTTGCAAATGCACCAGGGGCAGTTGGATCTGTTGGCGGGGTTGGTGTTGATGTTGATGGAGAAGCAAATGTAATAATATCGGGAGTCGTTGGAACATCTGCTGTTGGATCTGTAACCGTACACCATAACGAACAGTTTAATATTGATGGTGTATCTAGCACAGGATCAGTTGGATCAATAATAATTATAGCTAAAGCAAATGTTGTTCCTATAGGCGTTGAGGCCATTGGATCAGTAGGAAGCGTATTAGTGTGGGGACTAATAGATGATACACAAACTAAAAATTATGCTAATATAAATACTGACCAAAGTTCATCCTTTGCTAAAAATAATGAAACACAAACTCCTAGTTGGGAAGAAGTAGCTTAATAAGAGGAATATAAAATGGCATCAACATACGTAAATGATTTAAGACTTGAGGAAATTGGTACTGGTGATCAGTCAGGAACATGGGGAGCCACAACCAACACTAATTTAGAATTAATCGCAGAAGCATTTAGTTTTGGCACTGAGGCTATAACAACTAACGCTGATACACACACTACAACTATAGCTGACGGAGCAACTGATCCAGGAAGATCAATGTACCTTAAATATACAGGTACTCTTGATTCAGCTTGTACTATTACTATTGGCCCTAACACCATAAGCAAAATGTGGTTTATAGAAAACGGTACTTCTGGATCTCAGAATATTATTATCTCCCAAGGTAGTGGAGCTAATATTACTATTCCACCAGGGGATGTAAAAGTAGTTTATTCAGACGGAGCAGGAAGCGGAGCAGCAGTCGTTGATGCTTTTGCTAGTCTTAATGTTGGTGCTTTAACAGCAACCTCACTAGACATTTCAGGCGATATAGACGTAGATGGTACTACTAACCTAGATGTAGTAGATATAGATGGTGCTGTAGATATGGCTTCTACACTACAAGTTGACGGAGCTATTACAGGTTCAAGCACAATCAATGGCGTAGGTATTATTTCTAATATCACTAACTTCTCTAATGGTATTCTTATCAGTAATGATGCAGGTACAGGCACTTTATCTACAGCATCTAATAATACGGGATTAGGTTTTGAAGCATTTGATGATTTAACAAGCGGTGATGATAATACTGCTATAGGTTTTAAAGCACTTACAGTTTTAACTACAGGTTCAAATAATACAGGTATAGGTGCGAGAGCATTACTTAGCAACACTACAGGTGGTGCTAATACTGCTATAGGTGAAAATGCTTTATATCAAAACACTACAGCTAACTTTAATACAGCAGTCGGTTATCAATCACTTGATGCAAACACCGAAGGTACTGTAAATACGGGAATTGGTGCAGACGCATTAACAGGAAACACTACTGGTGATGCAAATACAGCAATTGGTGCAAGTGCATTATCAGCTAATACAACAGCAGACAATAATACAGCAGTTGGTAGAAGTGCTTTAGAAGCAAACACTACAGGTGCAAATAATGTAGCAGTTGGTTATGCTGCTTTAGATGCTAATACAACAGCAAACAATAATTCTGCCCTTGGTTATAGTGCTTTGGGTTCTAATACTACAGGTGCGAATAACGTATCTATAGGTCAAGGCTCATCTGGTGCAAATACTACAGGTGGTAATAACACAGCAATAGGTACTGAAGCATTAAACAATAATACAACCGCAAGTAATAATACGGCTGTTGGTTTTGAATCATTAAAAGAAAATACCACCGCTTCTAGCAACACAGCAGTAGGTTATCAAGCATTGAAATTGAATACTACAGGTGACCAAGTTACAGCAGTAGGTGCTTTTGCCTTAGATGCTAATACAACTGGTACTAGAAATACAGCACTTGGTGTTGAAGCATTAACAGACTGTACTACAGGGGATAACAACACAGCTTTAGGGCATACATCAGCAGCAAATTTAACAACTGGTTCAGCTAATGTTTCAGTTGGATATAATAGTTTTACTGCAGCAACTACAGCAGCTAGAAGTGTCATTATTGGAGTAGATGCAGGAGATGCAATTACCACAGCTTCTGATAATACAGCAGTTGGCTATCAAGCCCTTGGTGCAAACACTACAGGTACTTCACATACAGCAGTTGGTGCTGGTGCTTTAAGTTCAACTACTACAGCAACTAATAATACAGGTATTGGGTTTAATGCTCTAAACGATTGCACAACAGGCTATGAAAATACAGCAATTGGTGATGAAGCTGGTGGTTCTTGTACTACAGGTAACCAAAATATTTTTGTAGGGCAAAGAGCAGGTAACTATACTACAGCTTTAACAACAGGTAGTAATAACACTTATGTTGGTATGGTAGCAACTCCAAGTGCAGTAGGTGTTTCTGATGAAGTAGTAATTGGTAGAGCTCAAGTAGGTAAAGGAGCTAATACATCTATGATTGGTTCTAATGGCGGAGCATTTCAAGGTAATAATGCAACAGCTTGGTCACAAACTTCTGACAGAAGAATTAAAAAGAACATAACAGATAATAATGATGGTTTAAATAAACTAAAAGATATTCGTGTTAGAAACTTTGAATATAGAACTTTAGAAGAAATAGTAGATTTTGACAATCCAGCTTCAGCAGTTGTATATAAAGAAGGAATACAACTAGGAGCTATAGCACAAGAAATAGAAGAAATTTTACCTGAAATGGTTACTACACAATCAACAGGAGTAAAAACTGTAAGCAACGATAATCTAACTTGGTACTTGGTAAACGCAGTAAAAGAACTGTCTACAACAGTAGATGAATTAAAAGCCGAAATACAAACTTTAAAAGGAGAATAATATGGCAGTAACAAAAGCAATAACTAAATGCACACCTTATGAAAATGCATCTAGTAAAGTAGATAAGTGGAATATAGAAATGACTTATGAAAATGATAGTGAGGGCGATAGCACTTACTATACTACTACTTTTAGCACTACAGTAAATCAAACAGATACTAATCCAGACGGTAGTACAACAACTAACTTTACACTAAAAGCTAAAGGTAGTTGGTCTAATGCTAACTTAGTAGCTATATGCCCTGTATCAAAATGGGATACAATATTTGCTAGTCAGGTAGATAGCGTTATAACTAACCCACCAGTTGAAAGCACACCAGACCAAGCATTTAGCGTTCCTAGTTAAGTATGGACGGACATCCTTTTCAGATGCACAGTATGCCTGCGGTATATGTGCTAGAAACACAAATGCCTCAAGATATGATTGATAGCGTTAATGATTATATGGACGAATATAAACATGATAAAAACAAACAATCATTAGCTAATACTTTAGTAGGGCAAATAGATAAAGGAGAACAGTTACTGTTAGATCATAATGATAAAAGAATGGTTGAGTATAATAATTTTATCTGTAACCTTGGTGTTGAGTATATTAATAATTTTGCTTTT